AATATTAGAACGGTGGCGAGCTAAGCTCCGGCGTAGCTAAGGCTGCTGCGTAGCGTAGTGGTTTCTACCCTCCCAGGGGTACACACCGCCGCGCGTGTCGAAAAATGACGCCGGGAACTGCCAGTTTGGGCGTTCCGGCGAGTTTTAGGAGAGAGAAATGTTGCTTTTTCAGGCCATTAGCACGCGCTTCACAGACTCAAAGACAAGGGTATTTTCGTAAAGGCAATTTATTGATCTCCAATTGATCACCAATATATTGGGGACACTGGAGTCTATTGGAGACAAATTACCCAGGCATTCGGAGACAAGTTACCAATGGTTAAATATTTTCACGGTTTTACCGGGCAGTAAAACGGTTAAAATCCAGCGCCCCTTATTTTTTTTTCTCTTCATATGTACGAGGTACATAAGACCTGCTTCTCTTCCTTTTTTGTTTTTTATTTTTTTTGACTTCCCTTTTCCTGCTTGGTTTTCTTCTTCTCCGTTTTTTGGGTGATAATTTTTTTTTTTTGCCGCTGCGCGGCCATGTTTCTTTCAAAATAAATCCTCTCTTCTTCCTTGTTCTTCTTTGTTGTTTGAAGGTAGGTTTTCTTCCTCTTTTTAAATTTAGTCCTTAATTATGGTTGTAATTAAGTGTTAACTTTGTTCTTTCCAATAAATGCTTGATAGTAACACGACTATCAATCAGAAATATCTCCACTCACAAAGGAATGGACGTAGAAGGGGCACGTCCATGCTTTCTGTCCATACAACAGCTAGTCTCTTCCTTATTTAAGGAGATCCCCTTCAGTCCAAGGATAACACACAGGGCAACAATGACGATCAAATACAGCAACAAGAAGGGAATGAAGTTCAACATAGATGTCAGGTTGAAGGAAGACGATTCAATCCTTGTTCAGATAAGGCTGTTCTCAACACGATCACAGGCACTGACGAGGAGGGACATCCACATACCATACGCATATGGGAGGATCATAGCACCGTTCGACTTCAATTCCTTGGAGGAGGGGATAAAGAACATTATCGACTCCATGTACAGGGATTCGGGCATAAATGAGTTCAGACAAGAAGACCTGGTGGAGGCAGTAGATATCCTCATGATCCAACAGGCACCTGTAGAGGACATAGACTTAGTTATAGGGTACGATGTATATACGCACTCATCCGTATGAGTGCGTATTTGATGAAGTAATGAATGAAATAAAATAATTTTAAGCCCAATTATGTTTTTTGGACCCATATTTCGTTCAAATACAGATAAGGCCCATTAATTAATAGAAGCCCAATCAGTCAATTGGCCCAGTCAACCAGTCTCTCACACTGTGGGACCCACCTTTATCGCCCAGACACCAGCTCGCCACCGGT